CCGGACCCACCGTCGCCGCCGAAAACCCAAACACTAGATATACAACCAAAATTACCTTCGGACCCAGCGCCGCCGCCGCCTGCGCCGCCATAGTTATTGCCGATTGCGCGCGCGCCTCTTGTGCCTTGGTTAGCTGTTCCCGCGCCGCCTATATTGGCTTGGTCGCCGCCGCCGCCCGAACCGCCCGAACCGCCGGTTGCTGCTGTGCGACCCCCGCCGCCGCCGCCGCCAACAGCCGCTGTAGTTCCTGTTAGCGTAGTATTACTACCGGCAGTGCCTCGTCCGTCGCCAGTTTGCCCGGCGCCGCCTGCGCCGATAGCTATTGTTAATGTTCCTGCTGCAACTGCCGAAATGCCCGCTACAACACCGCCCGCGCCGCCGCCGCCAGCAGCGTAAGAGTCCGCCAATTCACGTCCGCTACCGCCGCCGCCGCCGCCGGCGACAGACAAATACGAAAGCATATTGGCAGTGCCGGGCGCTTGCGAAATCCAAGTTGTGCCATTGCTGGTCAAGACGTTCCCGGAAGTGCCGGGCGCGACTGCTTGAACCGCGCTTGTGCCGTTGCCAAGAATGACGTTGTTAGCTGTCAGCGTATTGGCCCCAGTGCCGCCATTGGCGACAGGTACCGTAGTTACAGCCAGCGTGCCGCCGGATATTGACAAAGCAGTGCCGATGCTAATTTCTTCAGCAGCACCTGTGCCAGCCGTAGCGCGGCCTAGCAGCTTGTCGGTGGCAATCGTTAGTTCGTGTTCTGCGTTCCAATTGGAAGGCTGAATAAGCGAAGTATCAGTGCCGTCAGATTTAGCAGACTGAAAGTTATGTTTGAGGCTTACGGTCATTGCATCGGTCCTTCAGGCGGCATAGGAGGCTGCTGTGGTGGCATCTCAGGCATACCGCCCATTTCTGGCATTGGTTGCTGTTGAGGCATTTCTTCGTTCATCATGGGCTGTTCACGCATCTCTGGTGAGCCGCCGATCAAGTCGCCTGTATCCAGTGCGCCTGCAATCGTACCCATGACAATATCCTGAATTTGCTCAGGTGTCATGCTATTTTGCATCGCCGTAATACGTTTTGTCTCAGCGTCGTAGGCGTCTACCTGAGCCTTATACTCCTTGATGTCCACTTCGCGCTGCGCGACGCTGTCCTGAACGTTTTCGATGATGTCAGTCATCCGGTTCAGTTCTTCGGTCATCGCTTGCATTTGCTGCTGCGCGGCCATCATCTCAGGCGATTGGTCACCTTCAGACAGCACCTTCGGATCAAGGATTTTCTTGAAGCGTTCCGCCATTTCCTGCGCGCCGGGCCAATCCATGTTCTTAATGAACAGATCGCCTGCAACAGACCAAAGCTGCGGGTTGGACTGCAAAATCTGGCTCATAGCATCAAGTGCTTCTTGACGCTTGGTCATGTAGCCGGGGCCAGTTGTGACCATAACGTCGTATGTACCAACGCCGGGGTTGTAAATCTTTTCGATCAAACCGCCAGTTTCCATGTCGCGAACTTCCTTGACCGGCTCTGGCTGCGTTGGGTTGAACTTGACCATGCTGACATCGCCATCAACGCCGATGATGCGTGCGATGCGCTGTGTGTCGTAGATTTTAGGGATCATATCGACAACTTGGCGTGTGATGTGCCGAATGGCACGCGCAAGGTTGTCAACGTAGTGATACGTGCCGACATCGCCCTGTTTTTCGCGTGCGACAATAGCCTTAGCCGACCGCTCGTTGCCCTGTTGGCCCAGCGATGCGTCATACTGGCCTGTTGTGGCCTTGATGTCCTCTCCAGCGCCCATTTTAGCCTGTATGAGACCTGTCTGGGGTAGAGGTGGCTGTGCGCGTTGTGGCAGCGGTAGAACGCCGCCAGCGCCGTCTGTAACGTCGGGGTTGACTTCCAGATACGGCCAGTTGGTCGTATTGGCGGTCTTCCACTGGTTTTCGTAGCCTTCGAACTGACCGCCATAGCCGATAAACGGTGCTTTAGGGGCCAGCGCCAGCATTTCTGCCTCTTGGCTGGTCCAGTAGTTGTACATCCGCTGGGCGTCCTTGGCGTTACGCACAAGGCCAGAGATGTACATACGGCCTTCGACTTCCCATTCGTTGCCGACGACGCGCACGACAGGTATCCATTTACCGGACCATTCACGCTCGTCGAGGATGTCAAAACCGTTGGTTTTCATCCACATGACCTTTTGGCGGTCCACTTCGCGTGTGCGGATAGGCTTGCCGAACATCGCCTGCAAGTTGTTGTCTTGCGGCGTGCCTTTGAAAGCTGTCTGATTGTCTGGATACAGGTGCAGCGTAGCTTTTTCGTAGTCTTTGTAGAAATATTCCGCGATGCGGATGGTATCTTCAGCCAGCCATTGCGCCATGCTCTCGTTGCCAACGCCTTGCGACATGAGTGTCGAGATAGGTGCAGCGTCTGGGAACATACGCTCATAGTCGGATTTCAAGATGTCTTCGGTAACAAAGCACCATTCGGCGTCTGCGCCGCATGGGTCTTGGATCGTAGGGTCCATGTAAACGCTAAACGAGTTACGGACGCGCATAATGCGGATGTCTTGGTCGAAGCTGTCTTCGTTGCAATACTCAGTTATCAGACGAATATAACCTTCGCCGTAGGTAACTTGGTTGTCGCAAGCCGTGTCATACGCAACGTCGGCGTCCGACATATACTCAATATGACGCATGACGCCGTTGAAAACTTCGGCGACTTCTATGTCAGCGTTGTCGTCAGCAGGAATTACCTTACCGCTAGGCCGGTTTTGACGCTGTTCGTTCGTAACTTGACGGACGTGTTGCGGTAATTTGTTAATTGTCAGGCAGGGACGCGCGTTAATTGTCTGCCCTTGCACACTTCCGCGTGTTGACAGCACGTCGGCAGGCCATTGCCACTGGTTGTCTGGCGATCCTGCCATAAACCGTAGGTCGTCCAGTTCATCTTCACGGCTGTCAGAGTACGCAGCCTGCGCCATCTGGAGGCGCGACCGCATGGTCGCCATCTTGTCGCCGTCATCGCCTGACGTTTTAGGCGGGTTAGAGCCGACGTTGGCAACTTTGCCTGCCGTGTTGATGCCTGTGGGGTCGGCCATGTGCTATTTCTTGCCCTTCTTGGCGGCTTCCCGCTTGACGCTGTACGCTATGGCTACGGCCTGTTTCACAGGCTTACCAGCGTTTACTTCAGCCTTAATGTTCTTGCGGAACGCGGCTTTGCCTGTCGATTTACACAGCGGCATGATTATTTCTTTTTGCCCATTGGCGTAGGCTTCATCATCGTCGTTGTGCGGATGACTTGAGGCGCTTTTGGCATCTTAACCGCTGGGCGACCGCCGGCTGCGCTTGTGGTGCCTTCGCGTGCCATAATCTTTATGGCTGCTGCCTTGCGGGCGGGGTCGCGGTTAGCAATTGCGGCTTTTTCGGACTTCATAGTCCCGGCTTTGTACAGGCTTTTACCGTATTTATCTGCTGGCATATTACTTACCCTTCTTGGCGGTTTTGGCGCTCTGCTTGAACGCCTTGGCTGTAGGGGCACCCTTAGCGCCCGGTTTACGCATTTTTTCGCCAGAACCAGCGGCTATCCGCTCTTTCTTGGCGTGAATGTTTGCATATAGACCTTTTTTGGCCGGCATGGTTAAGACCCCATCCATGATGTAGAAACTCCGGCGGAAGAATACGCGCTTGTGCGGCGCTTGTCAACGCGTCCTAGACGCGGATCAGTAGATGCCACAGGAAACGCGAACGTGACCGCTATGGCGTCCGCAGCGTCTGGTGATGCTAGGCCGCGCGCCTTCATGTCCTTCTTGCTCTCTAGGAACAGTGTACCCTTGCTGTCAGGCTTAGTGCGCGGGCTTATGAGGTCGGTTTTCAGGAACCTATCGGTCGGTATATGGCCTGTTTTCAGCCAGTCGCGCATGGCGCCCCACATTTCGGCCCGTTTGTTGCCCCACATGGTCTGGTTCTTGGCCTTATTGCCGAAGTTCACGCCGCGTATCTTGTACCGCTGCTCTTTCAGTCGGTCTACGACGCCTGCGCCTAGGCCGCCTTCGTCAATGCAGACCAGCGCGGGCTTAAACTCTTCTATGGCGTCGATGACATGGCCGGCTACTTCCATAGTGTCCGCGCCGCGGTGCCTGCGTAACTCCAGAATGTCCCGCCCCTGCCGCACAGCGATGACGGTGGCGTCAGCCCCGAAGCGTGCAGGGTCTACGCCTATAACAATCGGCGCTGTGGCGTCTCTTGCGGGCGTCCGTTTCATGGCGTCATCGACCAAATTGCTGCCGATGAACTGATCGTCGCCTTCTGACGGGAAATTACCGTAGACTTCGACGCTGGCTTGGTAGCTGTCAGGCCCATATTCGTCGATAATGCGCTGATACAGGTTTTTATCTGTACCCTCGACATCGCGTGCGTCGATAACGCGTGTCTGCCAGAACGCGCGCTTGCTGTGAAACGTCTCGTAGAAGTACCCGGTGTTACGCCGCGGGTTGGAAAAGGCCAGATGGAAGCGATGCGGCGTATTCTCCGTAAAGAAACCGTCGCTGACGGACCAGATAGAGTCTGGAATACCGCTGGCTTCGTCAAATATCAGCATCACACCGTCGAAGTTATGCACCCCTGCGTATGCGTCAGGGTTTTCTTCCGACCACAGCCGGCCTTCGACCGACCAATAGCGCGTGCCTTTCTTCAGGTCGCGTTCGACCAGTTCTGTCAGCCACTTGGCTGGCATGATGCGTGTGGCCGCTATCTCAAACCAGTGACTGTTAAGGCTCATCGCCAGCCACTTAGTAATTTCTGCCCATGTCACTGACCGCAACTGCGCCTCAGAGTTAGCCGACACGATGGTCGTACTGCCGATCCTTGACGACAGCATCCAGATGGTGAGCCATGAGACTAGCGCCGACTTGCCGATACCGCGTCCTGACGCAATCGCCAGCCGCGCTGTGTCAAAATCTACCTTGCCGTTGTTCTGCTTGATGTGGTCGCGCAGGTCGGCGAGTATCTGACGCTGCCATTTACGCGGGCCGGGGAAGTGTTCCAGCGGCGTACCCTGCTGGCCCCACGGGAATGTATATAATACGAACGCTAGTGGGTCATCCTTCAGAGACGGGGACCACAACCTCGCCATCAATTCCATCTCGTCTTGGGCTGAATATATCGGTGCTTGCATCTGATGTGTTATCCTCTAGCCGGGGCAGTTCAGTGTACAGCCCTTCGATGACGCGCGACTGTGCTTTTTCCAGCGCGCCTGTAATGCTTATCTGTTGGTCGATGTTTACGTCAATCTGCTGCTTGGCTACCCAGCCGTGCTGATGCTTGAGTATCTCCAGCGCAGCCTTGCTGTCGCCGTCGCGCGCCGCTTCGTACATCGTCTTGGCCGCAGTGTACTCGCCGTCAGCGCGACCTTTGATTTCAGCCATCTCCACCAGCGGGTCAGCGTCGGCCAGCACACGGAACTGCCGTGGGGTCAATCCAGCGGCCATCGCCAGACTGTCGCCCTTAAGGCCGTAGCGTGCGGCTTCATAGATTGCCTCTAGCCGCGCCTCGGTTGCTTGCACCCGCTCAGGTGTAAATGGCAGTGAGTAGAAAGTCATTGGGCGTACTATAGTGTGTTGCATTCTGATTTGCAAAAAAATAAAAATTGTTTGCGATCCTACCCGTGACAGACACACACGCCGTCGGCCCCACCCCACCCCTTCAAGAATTTTACTACCTGCATTTTAATGACTGCATTTTAGTGCTTGCGTTTGGCTGCGCGAATTGCGCGCTGCGTTTGACGCGCTGGAATTGGGGTTGGCCTTTTCCTTTTGCGACTTAGTCGCATTAAGAAAAACACATTGGCTGGCTGGCTATGTTGCACTGCAACATTTTGCACTAGGCGTTCTAGGTCATGACAATTCAAGTCCACGACGAACTGAGTTGACGTTAACGTAAACTGATGAGAACAAACTGCGTAGGTGTATTACATGGGCAACACGCGCTAGGCGTTCTAGGCTATCGGATTACAAGTCGTCCTTATAATACGTATATTGTAACCATATAGGTTAAACACATATATTTACGTTAGCAACTATACAATCAATAGCCTAGATAGCCTAGATTTCTCGCAGACACGCACAAATCCGTGCCTTTTCCCTAGGTCATTTAGCCCAAAACCATAGCCTAACTTATGACTATTTCGCCTAGCGCGATCACCCAACATTCCCGGCGCCAGTTTCACCCGGTCAAAAATAGTCATAAGTTAGGCTATGGTTAGGTCATTTAGAAAAGCCAAATGACTATTTTGAGAGGGCATAAAATCTTTTTATCTGCAACACATTTTGTTGTTGACACTATGCAAAAGAGGGTAGATAAGAGGGCATCAACACTGAAACGGAGTAACCAATATGTATGATTTGCCAGCCAACCCAACAGCCCGCGATATTATCGCCCGGTCAATCGAATCCGACAATGGCGCGTTTCGCGCGGCTCTTATTGAGCAAGCAGAAGCGCATGATTCATGGGCATCGTTCACCAACAATGAGCGCGGACGCCAAGGCGCTGTGGCATCGTTCAACGCTTGCCTAAAAGCGTATGATTTCGCCGGGCGCGATGATTTGCCTGTTGTTGAGCGTGCAGCGTGCATCGCGCATGAAATGGGGCCAATGATTGTCGCGCTTAACGTCGCCTGTAAATTGCAAGCTTTGCCAGCCCATGTGCGGACGCAAGCGGCGATTGACGCATGAGCCGCGCTGCAATCCATAACCTAGCGTTCGCGGTGTATATCATCGCGGCGCTAACCCTTGACCACCTAATCTTTGGAGTAAATTAACATGGCAAAGCTATCAGCAGACGAACAAATGGCGGTAACCGCAGGGTATGATGAGGGCGAACGTGTTCAGCGCGCCTGTGGCAAGGCGCAATACATTAACCCGCATCTCTGGTCATCGCGCCTGTGGGAAGCCTTCGAGTTCGGTTACTATCTGCAAGAAAAGGGGCGTCCACTGCGCTCATATGAGCGCGGGCGCGGCAACGTATTTCGCAACGCCGATGGTTTCGAGTTCAAGCTGCACTATGGCAAGGGCAAAAACAGCTTTGGCATAAGCCGCGTAAGCTAACACCACCGGAGCGCGGAGCAATCCGCGCCGAGGCTGGCGCTAGTGCCAACAACAGGAGCAAACACAATGACATTTATCACGCAAGCAATCGAAACCAAATACCTTGGCGCAACCAACACCAAGGGCGGGCGTATTAAAGCGACAGCATGGGCGGGCAGCGTCACGATCGGCTATGACCATGCGCTAAACGCAGACGCTAACCACAAGGCCGCCGCAGACGCTCTAATCGCTAAAATGGGCTGGACTGGCACGTTTGCACAAGGCGGCAACGTCAAGGGTGATGGTTACTATTTCGTAAATGTAGAAGGAGCATAACCAATGACAAACGACCGCACATATTTTCGGATGCTATCCGATAGCGCATTGGCTGAAGCCGCGCGCTATTGCGACAATGACCTAGCCCTAGTGCTAGGGGAGCGCCTGCACGACCTAATAGACGCCCAAGAAGAGCTAGAAGCGTTACAGATACTGTATGACCGCCTAGTCGCTGAAAATAACGCCCTACGGGACGATATGGCCGAATGACGGCGCTATTAGCCGGCGCCGCCCTATTCCTATTAACCTTACTATTGGATGACTAAATGACACACGAACAAATCGCAATCATCACGCTCTTAATGATAGAAGCCGTAACCCTTTACGCCCTGTGGCTGACGCACCAGTCCGGCGAATGGTGGCGCAAGGCATGGCTACGCGATAGCGCCGAACTGCTGGAATGGAAGCGCAACGCTGTGCAGCGCGATCCCAAGACAGGCCGCTACGTCAAAAAGGTCAAGCGCAATGGATAGGAACCTACGCGACAAGATACGCAAGCTGTCCAGCTACATCACCGACAAATCGGCGGTTATGCAATACATCAACAGGGAGCGGAACCTAAACCTGACGCTGCGCGACATAGAAGCCGCCTGCATAGGCATTAGGGACTATCGGCCCAACCTCAAGCCTATGGCCCCGTCGCCGCTCATAGCGACGCACCAGAAGCAGGGATATGACGACCTAGCCCTTGCGCTGTTCAAATACCATGCCAAGCGCACAAAAGGCCCGGAGCAAGCCTACTGGCTGGCACGACTGAACGACCGCCGGCCCAAGCCTACCACAACAATAGAACTGTAAAGGAAACCTAACCATGTTTGAAATTAAAGTTATAGACCCATCCATTGATGATGACGAAGCCGACATTGACGCCGAACTTGACCTGTTGCGTGTGGCTGCAAAGGCCATACAAAAGCACGAACGCCTCAAGGCCGAACTGCGGCAGCATGAACAGCATTTGTCGCGTGTCTGCCAGACCTATGGCCAGCACTACCGCGTATGGGGGTTTAGGCCTGAGCATCTGCGCCAAGCCTGCATCGCACGGGGGCTGCTGAAATGAGCCGCCCGATGATTTACCCAATGGGAACGCTAGAGGTTGGCGAGGTTGGCACTATGCCAGCCACCAAGCGCGGCGACGCCAAGCGCACCAGCCGTAACGTCTCGCAATACGGCATCAGGAACGGGAAGGCATTCAAGTGCCGCACTGTTGAGGGCATCACATTCATAACGAGGTTAAAATAATGCAAATAACCGAACGCCAAGTGACACGCGAAACGCTTGTTAAGTTAGGGACGCCGTTCGCCCTTGTCTGCGAATACCGCGGCGGACATGACGCACGAAAGTTTACGATGTTCGACGGGTTTAATACGCAGCATGAAGCCGAAAGCGAAGGCCGACGGATCGAAGCATCTAAACCCTTCGCCGATGGCAACGGCGGGAAGCGCGGCTATACCGACCTAAAATGGCGCGTGGAAGCACTGCATAACGTAGAGGATAAAACATGATGGCTGACAAAATAAAATACCGCATGGACGCCCAGACGGGAAAGCCGTGGAAGATATACCCCAACCTTGCTGTCGTCTTGAACGATGACGGATCGACAGTGACGGAACACTATGACGAAAATGGGCGGCTATACAAGACCACCGCCAAGACAGTCCCATACCCTAAAGATTGGAAGCCAGAATGACAGACATTGAACAAAAAGCACGGGATATGGTGCGAAAGGAAGGTCAATACGGCCTTTTAAGTTTTGACGCCGCCATTGAAGCCCTATGCCGCGCCATCGAACAGCACGAAGCCTTTAAGCAAGAGGTGAGCGATGCGGTGCAGTCTTGGGTTGACGGCGGCATAGACAGGCCTGCTTACCTTTGGTTTCGCAAGAAACTTGAGCAATTCATCATCCGCAAGCCTGACCCGCTGGTGGAAGTAATAAAGGCTATGCAAGCTGAACCGACCACATATGTCACCAGCGAAGTATACGCCAATCGCATCCACAAAAAGTTGGACGACCTTGGCTTTGAGATACGGGAGAAGGGGCAATGAGTGAATTGCAAGCATACCGCCAAGGGTTGTTCGAAGGCGCAATAGAAGAACGCGCTAAAACCGTGGCGTGGTTACGGAGCGACCGTATTGTCGTCACTATGGACGGAAGCGCGGAAGGCTTTATCGCCACTGCCATCGAAGTGGGCGAACACTTAAAGGAATACGGTAAATGACCGCCAAGACACTGGTTCAAACGCTGGTCGAAATCTATAGCCGCATCGGCGACTTCCACATCACGCCATGCGACGGCGCAATCCCTATATCCGAAGCCGATAGGCTCGCGGAGAAGGCCGTAGAGGAGTATACCAACGCCATCCGCAGCGAAGAGCGCGCCAAGATCGCGAATTGGTTTCTAAGGCATAACCAGCGCCAGTTGGCAGATGAGATCAAAGCCAAGGCGTATTTGAAATGACCCTGCGCCAATTCCTGTTCGATAATTTCGGCTGGGATATTTACGATTGGAATATTGATGACATTCGGTTCTAACACGCGGAAGTCCAAGCACGGCCTTAACGCAATGGCTGTTGGCGAGGTTCGCGTGTTCGACACGCCAACGGAGCGGGACAAAGACATCCTGCGCCGCGCAGCACACAACCAAAACGAGCGGACAGAGCGCCGCTACATGACGCGCTCTAAAGGTGATAAGCTGACAGTCACCCGGCTGCGGTAACAGACAATAAAAAACCCCCTGCGGAGTGAGGACGCAGGGGGTTTAATCAAGCCAGCGGAGCATCACCGACCTGCAACCTATATCATTGACTGATATCAGATGTCAATTCTTGCCAATCGACGGCATGAAACCAGACTTGGGCAATTCCTCTGCTTTGCGGCGCAAATATGATTTGTTCCGCTCTTTGATTTCTGGCGATATAAAAATGTGTTTCTTAGTTGGGTAATCAGTTGAACCGATCCGGCCCATGTCAATCCAGCCAGCTTCCTTCAACGCGTGTAGCAGCGCCGCCTGCGGTATCTTCACGCCAGCAGGGACGTTGACGGCCAGCGCGTCACAGATGCGGTGGAAAGGCCCACCGATGACCCCTTCAGAGAACACGCCCGACCGCGACCGCATCATGTCCACAAGATAGCTTTCCGCAACGCTCATGCCATGCTCGACCATGTTCAGCTTCCATTCGGTCACTGGCGGCGCAGCGGCAGGGTTGAACGCCGACACATCGCGCTGATGCAGCCAAGCGGCGCACTTTTCATAGCCGCCATTCTCATACCAGCCCCACAGCTTTTTGGCAGCCGATGCAGACATACGCGGCGAGTGCGTCCACACGCAGAACCAACGCCTGTCCTGCGTCGGCAGCGTGATAGGCAGCGGATCGTTCGTGTATGCAATCACCATCAGGCGGTTGACCAACTCGTAGGGGTGCAGCCCTTTGCGGTTGACCGACAGCGTCTCAGGCGGTGCAGCAATCAGCGGCTTCAGCTTGTTAGCCATAGCGCGGCGCTCACGCGCCTCTGGCTCCTTCAACTCGTTCAGGATGACAACCTCTGCCTCAAGCGCATAACCCCACTGGCTGTCCAACCCGCCGGCCTCAATCACTGACCTGTTGCGCCAATGCTTACCGCCAAGCGCCCACAGGAACGGCTGGAACATACTGTCCTTACCAGCGCCTTCATCGCCGCCTATCAGGATGGCATGGTTTATCTTGATGTTAGGGTTCTGTATCTTAAACGCCATAGCGTTAAGAATGTGGTCTAACTCGACATCGTCCGACACCAGATTGCGGCAATGCTCCAGCCAAGGCTCGACATCATGGTCTGCGATTGTGTCGCTGCCCGACACGTCAGGGCGTGCGTCTGTCCAGCGGTTGCCGTAGACCAACCCGTCACGCGTCACCAGCACGTCATCGCCAGCGGCAAACGTCACGGCAGCCAATGCAGGCGCACCGCGATCCTGACGGCGCTCATCAAAATAGACGGACGACCGCACAGCTTGTTTTTTGTTGTGGATGGAGCGGCAGTCAACGTGACGGAACAGGGCGTTGAAGACGTTGCGGGCTATCTCTTGACGCGTCACCATGTCAAAATAGCTATCGTCTGACTGTATATACGCGAAACGCTCGAACCACTCGCTTTGTTCCAGCCGCCCAGCTTCTTTCTTTTCGACCTCACGCACACGCGCTGCGGCCTCATCAGGGAA